GGTCCCAACACATACTATATATTGCCTTGATAGATAGATTTATTTAGCGTAAAATCGTTTTGATTAAAAAAACATAAGGTCAAAAATTTTGTAGAAATTTTTTTTCAAATGCTAACACCAGAACAGATAGAAAACCTACCACCGGATACTAGAAAAGAATATATGCAGACGGCACTGCTTCTTAATCAAAAGAAAAAGGACCAGTCTGTGCGTGATGACTTTATGTCTTTTGTAAAATACATCTGGCCTGAGTTCATAGAAGGTGAGCATCATAAAATCATGGCCGACAAGTTTAACAAAGTTGCATCAGGTGAAATAAAAAGATTAATCATTAACATGGCGCCACGACACACGAAGTCTGAGTTCGCATCAAACTTATTGCCTGCATGGATGATTGGTAACAATCCTAAATTAAAAATTATACAAGCCACACACAATGCAGAACTTGCAGTTAGGTTTGGTCGTAAAGCAAAAACAGTTATTGATAGTGAAGATTATCAAAACATATTTAACACAAGACTTAGAGAAGATTCCAAAGCTGCAGGTAAATGGGAAACCGATCAAGGCGGTGAATACTATGCAGCTGGTGTTGGCGGATCAATTACAGGTCGTGGTGCAGACCTCATGATTATAGATGACCCACACTCAGAACAAGATGCAATGAATCAAGCATCGTTTGACCGCGCTTGGGAATGGTATACATCAGGACCACGACAACGTTTGCAACCTGGTGGTCGTATCATACTTGTGATGACACGATGGAACGTGGCAGACCTAACAGGTAAATTAATAAAAGCACAAAAAGAATTGAAAGCAGATCAGTGGGAGGTTATTGAGTTTCCTGCAATCATGCCATCAGGTAAACCGGTATGGCCAGGCTACTGGAAACTAGAAGAATTAGAATCAGTAAAAGCATCTGTTGCAATCGGTAAATGGAATGCACAGTATCAGCAAAACCCAACTGCAGAAGAAGGTAGTATTATAAAACGTGAATGGTGGAAAGAGTGGCCAAAAAAAGATCTACCACCACTTGCACATGTTATACAATCTTACGATACAGCCTTTATGAAAAAGCAAACAGCTGACTACAGCGCCATAACTACGTGGGGTGTATTCTATCCAAACGAAGAAGGCGAAGCACATTTAATACTATTGGATGCCATAAAAGACCGGTACGAGTTCCCCGAACTACGTAGAGTTGCAAAAGAACAATACGACTATTGGTCACCAGAAACCGTTATAATCGAGGCTAAAGCATCGGGGCTCCCGCTTACGTACGAACTTAGACAGATGGGCATACCGGTTATTAACTTTACACCCAGCAGGGGAAATGATAAACATACAAGAGTAAACGCTGTTGCGCCATTATTCGAGGCGGGCATGGTTTGGTATCCAGACCGTAAGTTTGCTGAAGAGGTTATTGAGGAGTGCGCTGCATTTCCACTTGGTGATCATGATGACTTGGTGGATAGTATGACTCAAGCCGTAATGAGATTTAGACAAGGTGGCTTTGTGGAACATCCAGAAGACTATGCTGATGAACCTTTGCCACAGCAACAAAGGACGTATTACTAATGTTTGACGATTTTTTAAAGTTTCTTAAAAATTTACGTAAGGAAAAGAAAACTGGAATTACTGCTACTGATCAAGCAGAAAAAAAATTACAAGAAGCCGCAGATCAATTTACTAAGAAGACAGAACCAAATGAAGTTACAGGTGGTTTTGACGAAACCACTAAATCTGGTGAATTTAAAAAAGGCCCAAAGATAATTGATGAAGAAGGTAATGTTGAGGCAGAAGTTTTCAGCTATCGACCAGAGTCTTTTACTGACACACAAAGAAAAAATAGAGTGGGTGAATTTACTGATGACGCTTTACGTGAACAGTTTTTTGATAATGGTCTTGATGACACCATGTCGTTTTCAGAGTTTGAAGACTTGCGTCTTAACCAAGGACAAAGCCTTAATGACGTATTAGAACGACAAAGAATCCTACAAAGAATAGCAACCGATGATCCAGCTGAGTTGGGTTTTGCAACACCTGTGTCAAAATTAACAGGCAACGAACATCCTTTTATTAGAGGCCTTGCATCGTCAGCAAATAGGAACATAGAGGATGTAAAACAACTGATTGTTGATAAGATGAACGAGGCCTATCCATCAGGTGATCCAAAAAGAGTAACTATGCAAGATGACGATATGATCGGTGCTTACATAGAAACACAAAACATGATGAACAAAGAAGAGTTTGTGGAAGAGCTTTTTGAGGCGGCAAACGATTTAACATTAAAGTCAACAGGCAATCCATTACTGGATGCTCAACTTGCACAAGAACAAAAACTTATTCAACAAGGTGCTGGAGTAAATCAAGAATTAAAAACAGTAAGAGCAAGCGCTGAAGAAGTTAAGTTTATGCTTGATGAAATGGGTTTGGATACAGGTGACATTGATTTTGATCTTATAAAAAACTCTGATGATTTAAATGCCGTGAAAGAGGAGGCTATGAAAATAGAAAAGCTCATGAGTGGCATGATGGGCGGAGGCATGAGAGATTTGGTGACAACCGGTAATCTTGGAAAAGCTATGGACTCTATAACAGAACAAGCAAAAGCTGACATGCGTCGAGGACAAGAATTGTTGGAGAAAGCTAGAACACCAGGTGAGGGTCAAGAAATAATAGAAAAAATGGAAGAGGTGCAAAAAGCATTTCAAGAAGGTATGCAAACAGGAGTTTACAAATCACCTTTTGCAACAGACAGAACACTTAACTCAACAGGTGGTCGTGTTGGGTTTAACGAAGGTAGCGGCGGACCAAAGATGGGAAGACGTGGCTTCTTAGGATTATTAGGAGCAGGTATTGGTAGTATGTTTATACCTAGAGGTGCAAAAGAAATTGCAGAGGTTGTAGCAAAGGGTGCAGCTAAAACACCATTGACAGCAGAAGGCATGCCCGTGTGGTTTCCGTCACTTGTAAATAAAATTAGAAAAGAAGGTAAATTTAAAAAGGCAGACTACGGAGATGTAAAAGGTGGAGAAGGAGTGGACATGTACACATACAAAGATCCTAATTTACCGAACAAACAAATATTTATGGAAGAAGATGTTCAAACAGGTGCTATCACTATTTCAGGTAGGGGTGATGATATGCAGCTAGCTGAATTAAGATTTATACCTGGAGAAGAAAATATTAGACTTACAGAACAAGGTAAAAAAGTTTCTAAAGATCCAAACTCATTTGAAGCAGAAGAATACATGAAAGGTCCAGGAGAAGGTATTGGTGATTATGAAAACTTTGGTAGTTATGATGATATGCAGTTTGGTGTGGAGTCATGGGCTAATCTTGTAAAATCACCAACAAAAAAACTGCAAGAAGCAGCAGACGAATTTACAAAAAAACAAACAAACCCAACCCCACAGGTTTCCGGTAAAACACCAGAGGGTGAAGAGTTTGCCAAAGGCGGTAGAGTAGGCTATAACGTGGGTGGTGGGGTACAAACACTATTTAGAAGGAAAGCATTATAATGGCAACAATAGACAAAGCGTTACCCAATATAACAAGGACTAAAATAGAAGTTCCTGGTGAAAAGGGACAAGAGATACAGTTACCAGAGGATCCACCAAAACAACCAATTGAAATGACACCAACTGAAGATGGTGGAATGGAAATAGATTTTGATCCAGCTGCAATGGCAAACGCTGGTGGTGCTAATCAAAACATTGATACAAACTTAGCAGAATTTTTAGAAGACGATATCACCGATCCAATCGGCGCGGACATGATGCAAAACTTTGAAGACTACAAAGCATCACGTGACGACTGGGAACAATCTTATCTTAAAGGACTAGACCTTCTTGGTTTTAAATACGAAGACAGAACAGAACCTTTTCAAGGTGCATCTGGTGCAACGCACCCTGTGCTTGCAGAAGCTGTTACACAGTTTCAGTCTCTTGCATACAAAGAATTATTACCAGCAGACGGTCCAGTCAGAACACGTGTTATGGGTCAACCAAGCAAAGCAAAGAGTGATCAAGCTGAACGTGTAAAAGAATTTATGAACTATCAACTTATGTGTGAGATGCCTGAGTACGAACCTGAGTTTGATCAGATGTTATTTAATTTACCACTTGCAGGTTCTGCATTTAAAAAAGTTTACTACGATCAAGCAATAGGTAGATGTGTATCAAAGTTTGTACCGGCTGAAGATTTAGTTGTGCCATACAGCGCAACATCATTAGATGATGCGGATACAATCATGCACATAATTAAAATGCCAGCAAACGATATGCGAAAACTACAAGTGCAAGGTTTTTACAAAGACGTTGAACTAGGCACACCAGCATACAGCGAAGATGACATAAAAGAATCAAAGAATGATTTAGAAGGTGTATCGACTACAAACAAAGATGAAATATTTACATTGGTAGAGTGTCACGTTGAACTTGACCTAGAAGGTTTTGAAGACTTGGGTGCAGATCAATTACCTACAGGTATTAAGATGCCATACATTGTTACTGT